AATTAAAAAAAAAAAATAAAAATATTCGTTGTAAATGGTTTGATAGACAAAAGAATAATTGTATCTTTGCAGTTATTAACAATACAGACTATTGTAAACATCATCAATATATTAAAAATTATACCGATGAAATGAAAAAAAATAGTAAAATATGTTCTGGATGTACTAATTATAAGTATTGTGGTAATTATAATACTTGTGAAGATTGTCGAAATAGAGGTACAATAAATCGTGAAGAATATAAAATAAATAAAATAGTATGTAAAGCAATAATTAAAAGCAAACAATGTGAATATGAAGCTCAAGAAAATGGTTATTGTGGCAAACACCAAAGACTTGCTTGGAAGAAACAACAAGAAACAAAAGGTTATAAAGTATGTAGGGACTATATTAGAGGATGTAATAATGTAATGAATAAAAAGTATAAGTTTTCAAAATGTAAAACCTGTAGGGATAAAGAGAATGAAGATAGTCGTAAGCGCCGATTGAATGTGATAGCATACAATAAAACTAATTTTGATAAACATATATGTTTAGTATGTAATAATACTTATGAAATTGAATTATTTAAAAACAAATTTGATAAAATTGGTAATAAATGTTATACATGTTTAGAAAAACAGAGAAACTATAATTCAACTAGAGAACATCGAAAATATAGATCATTAGAAAAAAGTAAAATTACAGATATTAAAAGAACTGCAAAAAAAAGAAATATAAAAATGGAATTAACTGATGATCAAATAAGAAAATTTATTCATAGTAATTGTAAATATTGTGGAATAGAACCGATTCTATTTAATGGAATTGATAGAGTAGATAGTAATCAAAATTATATTTTAGATAATTGTGTTCCATCTTGTGGTATATGTAATATTGCAAAAGGACCACATAGTAAAGAGAGGTTTTATACATATTGTGAGAATATAAAATTAAATTATCCTTGTAATGAACTACAAGATTTTGAACATAGAAGTTATAAATATTATTGTTTTATTAATGAGACAAAAAAAAGAAAAATTATAAATAAAATATCAGAAAAAGAATATTACAATATATTAAAATTTAAATGTCATTATTGTGCATCAACAAATAAAAAACAAATTGGTCTAGATCGATTAGATAGTGATGGAATTTATGAAATAAATAATGTTGTTACATGTTGTGGTATTTGTAATTTTATGAAAAATACTCTCAGTGTAGATAAATTTATTGAAAAAATTAAAATAATATTAGAATACAAACAGAAAAAATCAGATTATAGCAATTATAAGATTACAAAATTACCAAAAAAAATAACTAAAAAATGGTTAGAAACTGAATACATTAAATTAATGGATAATATTGAAAGTAAAAAGGAACGAGGAAGAGAAATTGATAATCGAGGAATATATAATTTAAAATTCAAAGAAAAATATTATTTAGAAAAAATTTATAACACATATTATATCGATTTGTTTGAACCAGAACTTGAATTTTGTGAGAGATCAGAACAATTTGATTTATGGATGTTTTACAGATTGAAAGTATCTTCTTTTGAATATAATAAACAAAAAGGTAGACAAATTAAAATATTAATTAGAGACAAATCAACAAAAAAATATGTTGGTATTGCTAGTTTAGATTCAGATATCATACATTGTGATAATAGAGATAGTTATATTGGATGGAGTTATAGTGATAAAATTAAAGATAAACGACTAAATAATATAATGAATATCACGACTTGTATTAGTATACCACCATTTTCATTTAATTACAATGGCGGTAAATTAATTGCAAAGTTAATGTTTAGTAAAGAAGTGTATCAATATTTTAAGAAAAAGTACAGTCAAGAATTAGTAGGAATAACTACTTTTTCTTTATATGGTAAAAGTATACAATATAGCAGATTAAAAGAATTAAAATACTTAGGTCTCACAAAAGGATATGGTTCTATGCATATACCAAAAAAATTATATAATGCTACAATAAAATATTTAGAAGAAAACGTAGAAAATTTTAATAATAAAAAATATGACCGACGTATGTATAATGTAAATCTATTTTCTAAAATGGTAAAAATGAATTTGACTAATCATGGTATTGATAGAGGAATATATTTTGGTTACTTAGGAAGTAATGGAGAAAAATTCTTAAATATTTTAACAAATGAATTCGAACCAGATTATGCTAAAAATGTTGATGAAATATATGCTGATTGGAAAGCAAAATGGGCAAATCGGAGATTTAATCATTTAATAAAAACTAAAAGATTAATGTTAAATTATGAATTTGTTAATATTTTATTTGATAGTGATATTACTAAAAAGCGAGTCAAAAAACATAGAAAACAAAAAAATAGCAATAAAAAATTTTCTAATGATCAAATTATTGATATAATTAATTATTATAATACTAATAGAAACAATAAACCATATCAAATAGCTAAACACTTTTCTAAGAAGTTTGAAATTAAGATAGATTATAGAAAAATTAATAGAATATTATTATTATTATGAATTACTTAATAAATTATTAGTGTAAATTTATTAAATTTTATAGAAAAAATGTAACGGTAATAATTTATCATAAAAAATTGATTAAAAATTATAATACATATTAAAATTATACATATTATAGTCCAAAATGAGTATGCAAAAAAAATGTTCATGTTGTATACAGCCTTTAAAAGATGATTATAAAGGGAAAACATGTGAACACTGTAGAGAACGAGCAGTAAAAAATCGTAAAAAGAAAAAATTAAATACTCATATTTGTAAAGCAATAAAAAAAGATGGTTCACAATGCAATTATAAAGTTAGTCCTAAATGTGAAAATATTTATTGTGCAAAGCATTCTAAATTATGGAAAGAGTCACTAAATACCAATAATAAAAATATTAAAAAATGTTCTTCTAAATATCAATGTGATCCAAATAAACCAGGTATAAAGGCAATTTTACCAACTAATTATAAGTTTAATCATTGTGAAAATTGTAGACAAAAACGTAGATCACAAGAAAAAAAATTAAATAATTCTAAATTACAAAATACTACAACTAAATATTATAAATGTATAAAATGTCCAAAAGATGCAAAACTATACACAATAGATGAAATGGAAAAAACATTAAAAGGTATAACGTCTAAGTACTGTATAGAACACTTTCGGAAAAGACAAGAAATGGAAAGAAATAGACCTAAAAGAAATCGCACAGAATACTATCGTAAATACGCCAAAAAACAAAAATCTAAATAAGCATTTATTTTTGTTATTATTTTATTATTAATTTTTATGAATAATAAAATATTTTTTAGTTTTAAATGATAACAAAAATGTATAAATAAAGCATTTGAATATTTTCCAACCCAAACAGTGTATTAATTTGAGTACGCAAGTCCCCCCATTCCTGACATAATACGCAAAACATTGTAATTTACATCGAATATCCATAGTTCATTTTCAGCACTCAAGAAGTTCAAACGAGGTAGTCCAGTACGTGCAGTAGGATCGTGGAATGTAATATTAAGTTGTGTATTATCAATACGAGACAAGTTAGCAGTACCAGATGGTTGATGTTGTTCAGGATGAAGAGCAAATGAATATACATTAATACCATCGGCAGGAGTATTAGTATGGTGTTGATCAGGTTGGACGTAATTGAAATATGCACCTTCACGTCTATCAAATCTATCATGACCATTAAGTTGAAGGAGAGCAGTTTCAACAATATTACCAGATCCGTCAAGTAAAAGACCAAAGTTAGATGGTTGATTAACACAAACATCATCATCTCTATTCGCACGTGTATCGACTAATTCATCAACAGGGAAAGAAAGGTCACGAACAGTCAAATCAGTCTTCACACCACTACATTTAATATTACAATCTTTATCAACATGAACATCAGCAAAAATAAGATCAGTCAAAACATATTGTGAATTTGAAGCAACTTTTAATGAACTGGTATTAACCCATAAACATTTATCAGGACATTCATTAACAACAAAAACTTTTCCATTTTTGGTGTATCCACTTTCATCAGGGGAAAATGGTTCCCATTCTCCTTCAGAAGGAGGTTCTTCACCAGGTTGGACGACTTGAGGATTACCATATTGATCAACATCACAAATAGATCCAGGCAAAAGTACCATAGAATCAAGAAGGATTTTACAAGCACATTCTTCAAGAACTTGTGACCAATCATCCAAATGAGTATAACACAAAAATTGTTTATTGTTAATATAATTTCCTTGTCTAACAGCCCAAACAAGTTCTTTACTTGGATGATTGAAGTCAAGTCTGGGTCTAACAGATAGTGTTTGTGCAGATTCAGAACCAGTAAATTGTAATTGTTCGATAAGATATTCGTGTCCAACTTGGGCAAATCGTCTACGTTCTTCAGAATCAAGATAAATATAATCTACCAAAAGAATAACATCTTTCATTTCAACACATTTAATATCATGTTCTTTAAATGCAGAATTAGCAATAATTACATTATTCACATCATTAAATTCAAAATGAAGACGTACTTCATGGTATTGTAGTGCAATCAAAGGTAATGCAAGACCAACATGACGATTAAACCAAAATTTAAGTGGTACATACAACAAATATTCTGGTTTATCTTGATCATTATATTCAGTTAGTTCAGGAACATCTCCAATCATTTTAAGAAATCCACGTTCTCCATCACCAGCATGACGAGCAAGTTCATACCAAATATCAAGCCATACACCATAATGTTTATCAATTCTAGAACCACCAATTTCTACTTCAACATTATTAAGTAGAGCATGTCCAATTCTACGCACCCAAGAAAATTTAGATCCTTCAGATAGAGGAATTGCCGCCAATTTAACAAGAAGATATACTTTAGTGATAAGATCACCATTTCTTGTAATGGTAACAGATGATCTACGGCCAAAATCAGGATTACCATTCAAAGAATGTTCAATTGCTTCCATTGAGAAATTGGTATGTCTTCTGTAGACAACCTTGAAAAAGGTAATTTGAGGATTACCTGTTAAATATACGTCTTGTGCACCATAAGCTACTAATTGCATTAATCCTCCTGCCATTTTTCGTTATATATACTATAGGTAGACAAAAAAAATTTTTACAAAATTAAATTCAATTCATTAAAAATTCTATATTATTATTTCTATAATCTATAATAATACTATATATTATTTATTTATTATAAATTAATAAAAGTATATTATATTAATCTTTCATAATATTTTATATAGTGCGTAACAATATTATATTGTAAAAATAATATATTTTGATTGTAAAATCATTAATATTTATAAATAAAGCATTAATTTCTAATCTAGTTAAAATAGAATATGATGTAGTAGAATATAAAAATAAAAAATATTTAGTTTGTAAAACAAGAACTAGAAATAAATTATTTATTGTTGATTATATATTTATTAATACTATACCATATATAAATTGGTACTATCATAATGAACATAATGAAGGGTATATTTACACTCAATATAAATCAAAATTATACAATAATCAAATATCCTTATTGTTACATAATTATGTCATGAATAAACTCACATTCAATGGTCGTAGTCAGTTACAAACAATAGATCATATCAATAGAATTAAAACAGATAATAGATTAGAGAATCAACGATTTGCATCACCAACAGAACAAAATATAAATCAAACTAAAAGACAAAAAAGGAAAATAAAATTACCTAAAAATTGTAATATAAAATTAGAAGATATACCTAAATGTGTTATTTACAAAAAAACAAAAAATGAAGAATTCTTTTATATCAAAATTAGAAAATTTCCAAATATAGGTTTCTTCAGAAAAGATTCATCAAAATCCTCAAAATTATCGCTCAAATATAAATTTGAAGAAATAAAAAAATTCTTAAGACAATTAAAAAAGAAATATCCAGATGATTTTAAAAAATTAAATATTGAACAAACCTCAGAAATTACAAAAATTATAAAAAGTTATAATGAAATAGTAAAATTAAGTAAATTTATAAATAATACTTTAGTCAAAATTAATAAAAAAAATTATCTAAAAGAAAATTTATTTGGTTTAACTATTATAGAAAAATTAAAGGAATTAAATGATTTATTTATTTGACAATTCTTTTATAAATGTAATTACAGGATTTTCATTATAATTTTCATTAGTAATTATACTTTTAATTGGATCATTTTTATCATCTTCTCTCCATTTAATTAATATTTTATCAACATCTTTACTAAATATTTCAAATCTAGTATAATTAATAGCAAATGCAATAACATAATATTTTCCAAATCTATTCCAAACAAAATACTCATTATCATAAAGTGTATCAACAACATCCATTATAAAATAATAAATTCCACTATTATTATTTAAAGATTCATAATAAGAATCCATATATTCTAAAAATGGATAATCAAAGTCTTTTGGTTGACAATCATTTATAATTTCTTTAACTATTTTAGAAATATTATCTTTTGTTAATATATCAAATGTTTTATGAATAGGTCCATATACTGGGTAAAGATCATCATAAAAAGCAAATGATATTGTATACATATAAAATTTTATTATTAATAAAATTTTATCCCAATTTAAAAAAAAATCAATTTTTTCCAAATAATATATTTTAGCCAACAGAGTATGCTAAACCACCTAAACCACTAAATATTCTTAAAATATTATAATTAGTACCATAAATAAATAATCTATTCTCTGGATTTAAGAAATTTATACTTGGATTAGTTGTTGTTTGTAATGGATCTTTGAACCAAACTGTTAGATCTGTTCTATCAATACGAGATAAATTTGCAGTTCCTGATGGTTGATGTTCTTCTGGAAACAATGCAAAAGAATATACATTAATACCATCTATAGGTGTATTAGTATGATGTTTTTCTGGAACAACATAATTAAAATAGGCACCTTCTCTTCTATCAAATCTATCATATCCATTTAATTGTAATAGAGAAAATTCAACAGGATTCAGAGTACCATCAATTAAAATACCATAATTATTAAATTGATATACTATTGAATCACATTTATTAAATCTAGTATCTTCCATAAATTCAATGGGGATACTTAAGTCTCTAATTGTTAGAGTTGTTTCTACATTTAAACAATCAATAATAGTATTACCATCATGATCTTTAATAGTTACATCTGCGATTATTTTACTAGTAATACCATAATCACCAATTTTAAGACTATCAGCGTTTACCCAGACTGAGGAAAATATCGTATTATTTATATTAAGTGTACCAACAGTAATATTATCACCACCAGGTACTTCTTGCCAAATACCACCAACAATATCAGTTGGATCATTATCAATTGCTATACTCTTTTCAATAATTACACATGCAGCATCTTCAACTGACCATTCATCATCATTGGTATAATAAATAAATTCTTTTCCAGTAGTGTAATTACCATTTTTGACTGCCCAAAATATTTCTTTAGTAGGATGATTAAAATCTACTCTATATAATTTAACTAGATCAGTAACTAATTCATTACCATTAAATTGTAATTGTTCTATTAAGTATTCATGTCCAACTTGTGCAAATCTACGTCTTTCCTCAGTATCTAAATAAATGTAATCTACTAATAGAGTAGCATTATTCATAATTATTTTAGATATATCAAAATTACAATCTCTAATTACTAATGTTTCAGCATTATTAAATTCTACACTAACAGTCATATCATGATATTGTAATGCAATAATAGGTACCGATAATCCGACAAATCTATTAAACCAAAATTGTAATGGAATATACAAAATATATTCTGGTTTTATATCTGTATTATAAGTGGTCATTTCTGGAACATCACCAATCATTCTAGCATAACCTTTTTCATGATTACCAAATCTAGCTAATTCATACCAAATATCTAACCAAGTTCCATAATGTGTATCTATACGAGTTCCACCAATAAAAATATCTACTAATCTAATTAGTGCATGTCCTAGTCTTCTAATCCAGGCAAACTTAGTAGCTTCTGGATTAATACTAGCAATATTAACTCTAATATATACTCTATTTACTAAATCAGCATTTCTAGTTATTTTTGCAGTTATTCTCTTATTAAATCCTGGTTCACCGGCAAATTGATGTTCTATTGCTTCAATAGAGAAATTAGTATGTCTACGATATACTACTTTAAAAAAAGTTATTTGTGGATTTCCAGTAAGATAAACATCTTGGGCTCCATAAGCAATTAATTGCATAATGCCTGCTGTCATATAAAATTATATAATAATAAAAAAATGACAAATGAACTAATTAACTTTACCAATAAAAAAATTACTAAGAATATATTTCAAACTTAAGTTATTTAATTCTGATATTTTTTTTGATAATTGAAATTTTCTGTATCCAATTTTTTTAATATTCCATCCTAATTCTATAGCATTATAAATAATTACAATTTGTATTAAATTGATAATAACATTTTTATCATATAAATTCATTAAATATATATTATAATTAATTTTATTTATAAAATCGCATTAATAAAATTATTTAAACCAATAATAGTAATTATAATTAATGTCAGAATTCACACTCAAACCGGAGAAAATAAGACAAATAACTGAAATAAGAACATTAGATGAAACTCATAAAAAAATTATGTCAGAATTTCAGAAGAAAAAGAAGGCACTACCAAAAAAGAAATTATATTTAGAAGAATTAAAAAATAAATTAAACGGATTAGAAGTAAAAGATGGTAAACTATATACTAATAAAGATATTCAAAATAAATCTAAATGGAAAACAATAATTGAAGATTTAGAAGACGAAATTTATGATATTGAAAATGATATTTCTGAAATAAATTATTATAGTAAAACTGATGATTTGTTAATGAATTATTATGATATATTAAATAAAGATGATGATAATTTATATGAGATAAATCCAGAATTGAGTGAAATTAAAATAGATAAATCACAGGAAAAACTAAATACACTTGATATTTTAAATAAACAAAAAAGGACAACTCATAAGAAAATAGTAAGAAAACGTAAGAAAAAATATGTAAATAATCCAAATAACAATATAATGAAATATTTTAATTATACAAATAAGGATGGTAATAAAATAGAATTTAAAGATAATATTAAAGATAGATCTGAATTATTAAATCAATTTAGAATGTTAGTAGATAATGAATTTTTAAATGAGTCTTTAAAAAAAAATATATTAAAAAAATGTAGTAATTGTAATATTGATAAAATATTAAATCAATCGGAAGGTATATATGTTTGTAAAAATTGTGGAGAAGTAGAAATGATAATTATTGAATCTGAACGTCCAAATTATAAAGATATAGTACCAGAGAAACCAGGATATCCTTATAAAAGAATGAATCATTTTAATGAATGTTTATCACAATTTCAAGCAAAAGAATCAACTGAAATACCAAAAAAAATATATGATAAAATATTATTGGAATTACATAAAAATAGAATATATGATTTTACAAAATTAACAATACCATATATGAAGCAAATATTAAAAAAATTAGATTTATCAAAATATTATGAACATGTTGCACATATAATGAGTAAATTAAGTAAAAAAGCTCCTCCTACTATTAATAGGGATGTAGAAGAAAAACTAAGACATATGTTTACACAAGTTAATAATAAATTTGATAAACATTGTCCAAAATCAAGAGTAAATTTCTTAAGTTATTCTTATGTTCTCCATAAATTTTTTGAATTATTGGAAATGGATAATTTTATGAAATGTTTTCCGCTTTTAAAAAGTAGAGAAAAATTACGAGAATTAGATGATATGTGGAAAAATATATGTGCTGATTTAAGATGGCAATTTATTCCTAGTATATAAATTATCTAAACTAGATATATTATGATCAAATTTAATTTCAATAATGACGAAATATACAAAAGAATTTTTAAGTATCTATCACAATTTATAGTTGTTAGTATTAGTTTAAAATTAATAGCTCCAAATACATTAAATAATATGAATATAATAATTGTAGCAATTATTAGTGCAGTTAGTTTTGCAATATTAGATTTATATCATCCAGCTGTACAATTAAAATTGAAGAAATAATAAAATAATCCATCAAAATTTATTATATATATCATTATTATAATGAATGATAGTTTTAAAGTAGTATTAATGGGTGAATCTAGTGTTGGTAAAACTGCACTAGCAATTAGATTTTCTAGAAAAAGTTTCAATGAATATAATGATGCAACAGTAGGGGCATCTTTTTCGCGTTTTGAATATAATGGTATAAATATTCGATTATGGGATACTGCTGGTCAAGAACGGTATTTAAGTTTATGTCAATTATATTATCGAGATGCAGATGTAATACTATTGGTGTTTGATGTATATGAACTAAATAGCCTTAAAAGGGCTGAATATTATATCAATAAGATAAATAGTGAGAATAAAGATGATTATTTTATAGTAATTGTAGGTAATAAAATGGATTTAATAAAAAATGAAACTACATTAGATCTTATTAAAAAAAAAGTACAAGATGAATTATTAGATAAATTTAATAATTTACAATGTATTTTTGTATCTGCAAAAACAAATGAAAATATAGAAAATTTATTAGATATTATAAAAGTACATTGTAATAGTATTAAGAAAAAATATAAAAAGAATTTATTATTATTTGATCAAAATAATAATTTATATTCTAGATGTGAATGTTAAATGCGTTAAATTACTTAAAAAAATATTATTATTATAAAAATAATAATGAGTGAAAAAAATACTAAATATATCGATCATTTAACGGAAGATAATCCAATTTCTTCTCAAAAATGGGTATGTATGTCATTTCTTTCTCCAGAAGGAATTAAAAATTGTTCAGTTAGAGGAATTAAAATTAGAGGTGTATATGCTGATCGTGAAGATGCTGATAATAGAGCAAAAGAATTACAAGAATTAGATCCTGATTTTAATGTATTTGTTGGTGAAGTTGGTAAATGGTTACCATGGGATCCAGATCCTAATGATGAAAATTGTGTTAAAGATCAACAATATCGTGAAAAACAATTAAATGATCTTATGGTTGGTTATAAAAATAATTTAAGAACATCTAGGAAAATGCAGGAAGAAAGAAAAAGAGATATGATAGAAAAAGCAGCTTCCGAAGAACAAAATAGAGCAATAAAAGCAAAAGCAAGAGCAAAGAAAACACTAGCAAAACGTCGTCATCAAAAAAGAATAGACAATATTGCAAAACAACAAGTAGAAAAACAATCAGAAAAACAATCAGAAAAACAATTAGAAATAGATTCTAAAATTAAAGAATTAGAAAATAAAGAAAATGATACTAAAACCAATCTTAAAAAATTACAAGAAATACAAAAAAGTATAGATAAAGAGACTGAATCAGTAAAAACTATTGATGAAAAATTAAAGCAAGCAAAAGAATTATATAATAATTTTAGTAAGAAAAAAATGGATTCATAAATATATATGCAAAAAATATTATTACTTATTTTATTATTTTTAGGGATATTATTAGTAACAGTTGATATAGTACGTATTCAAGCAGGCTTAGTAAAACAATTACCAAGAATTATATATCGTTATATACCAAGAACTTTTGAAGAAGAACAATTAGATCCAGTATATATTACAGATATATTTGGCACAATGTTTTCACAACCATCACCATGGGTTGGAAGTATACGTACTTATGATAAAAGAAAACAAGAAAAAATTAATCAATATTTTGTAAATCAATTATAATTAATCATCATTATATATTTTTTCGACATTTAATTGACTAGATTTTTTATCTTCAATATATTTTTGAATGTCGAATTGTCTATTTTTTGTTCTCCATTTTTCATCATAATTCCATTTATTATATTTATTAAATTGTTTACAACCAATTCTATCTATATCAACTTTTTTTGCTTTATACCAGAATACTTTATCTAAAATATTAGCTTTAGCACCACGATTAGCAATAACCATTGCACCATAATTTTGAGTTAATTTTATAAATACATCTCTAAATGAATTAAAATTGGGAAACATACCAGCATAATGATCATATAATCTTTTTTGATTACTTTGAAAATCGTCTGCTAATAAAAATACATAATCAAAATTTGATCTTAGTTCTGGTTTAATTCCTAATGAATATTGCATTGTTAAGATATATGTTAATTTATAATGTCTACCATTTTGTAATATATTTATCATTGATGGTTCTTTCATCCAAGTACCTTTTGTAGCTAAACAATCATCCATTATTAATAATGCTCTTGGATCAACCTTTTTCTTTTTTTTTGCTTTATATTTACATTTTTCTATCATTTCTTCTTGTCGATATAAAATATTAGCAATATGATTACTATCATATTCATAAAAAATATATAAATCTGGAAAAAATTTTTTATAAAATGAACTCATTCTATCTGTTGGAGCAATTATTACTCCACCTGGAATATTTCTAAAATAATTTAAAAGATCTTTAACTAACCAACTCTTACCTGAACCACGTTTAGCAATTAGACATATTGATGGATTTGGTACCATCCAGTTAAAATCGAATTTTCTAATTGGTAATGAATCTCTTCCCATCAAAGTTTTTTTTATATCCATTATTTTATAATACAATATAAAAAAAATTAATTAAAATCGTGCAATATCTAAAAATACATCAGTTGGAGGTAGTCTTATTTTATTTCTTCCAATATATTTATAGGAATTACTAGAAATATTTGTTACTTCATTTAATATATTTTTATTACCAGCAGATTGTGAATTATTTAGTTTATTATCTGTATAACTACTCATAATAAACCATACAATAATACCAACAATACCTGGAGTAAATATATTTATTTTTTTCTTATCTATTTTCGGATTTTTTTTATATTTTTGTTCAGAATCCCAATATAAATAACCATAAGTTAATACTGCTGCGAATATACCAATTATAATTGGATTTTTTAATAAATTAAATTCCATTTACCAACTATACAATAATTTTAGAAAAATTTTATTGAATAAATTGCGCAAAAAATCTACTCTTATTACTACTATTTTCATTATTATCACTCATATGTGACTCTTCTTTTTTTAATAATTCTTTTATCTCTTTATTTAATTCTTTATTATTATCTGATTTATTTAAGATTTTTTCATGATTTATTTCTTGTTGAATTATATCTTCTTCTTTTTCCATTTCTTTATCTTTTTTAGTTGAAAAACTTTCTGATTCTTTAATTTTTTTTTCAACATTTATTAATTTTTTGTGTAATGAATCAACATATTCTGTTTCTGAATATTTATTATCATTTGTATCAGTGTTTGTATCAGTATATTTATCATCATATGCATTTTCTTTATTATCATCTTTTTTAATTTCATTATCTTTTTTAATTTCATTATCTTTATTTACTATATTTTCCTGTTTATTTTCTTCATTATTATTATCTTTCTTCTCATTTTCTCTATTATTATTTTCTTTAATATGATTACCACCATATAAATCCTTTTTAACCATATATTTAACATTATTATATTGTGAATCTGATATTTTATAAGAAATATCTGCATCTTCATTTACATAATCATTTTTTAAATATTCCATTAATATTAATTTTGTTGGTAACATTTTCCGAATAGCTTCTTTGATAGCTTCTTTTATTAATTCACAAGTTTCTCTTTGATTTCTTTTAATATCTAATGAAGAATATTCATGCCAAAAGAGTTCTGGATTATCATAAATTACTCTAGCACTCTCAATGTAACATTTATGTATAAAATCTTTAGTATCTATTCTTTCATGATATTTATGATTAACTATAACTGATGGCGTTTTATTTGTAGAATATGTTAATAAAACAATATTACTTTTAATAACAGCTTTTACTAAATCATCAAACCATTCTGAACACTTACTTGCTTCTTTTATTCGCATTGTTTCTTTTTCTATTGAATTGTTATTTAATGTGGGAATTTCTTTTAAACATGCTTGAAATATTTTAAGAGGACCTGGACTACTATTTTTAGAACTTTTTGATTTATCTAATAATTTATTGTGAGTATTTAATGCATATTTATATATAGATTTAATTCCTTCATATATTAATGGTGTTACAATATTAACTAAAAAAATTGTATATTCATTCTTAATTTCGACAATATTTCTCTCATAAAAATGTGTCATTATTTATAATATTATAGACTATAATAAGATAATTATAATCAACGCATTTTTTTGATAATTATAATTATAATGGAATTTAGTTTTAAACTAAAAAACTATAATAGGAAAAAAAAGGTATTAATTATTCTTAAAAATAAATTAGATGAAATTGTTCATAACACTGCAATAAAAATAACACCAATTAAATTAAATGAAGAAAGATTCATTATTTCCAATTTTGAAAATTCTTTAACTAAAATGATTAATATTCAAAATAAAAATATAGTTAATAATTATGAATTTATATTTAAAATAACAAAAAATTATCCAAAAATTATTAATATGAAAAATGTATTTACACAAAAAATTGTAAATAAAATACCACCAGGACTTACAAATGTTGGACAAACTTGTTTTCATAATGCAACAATACAATTATTTTATAGGATGACTGATGTATCTAATTTTATTATTGATATGAAAGAAATATATAATGATAAATATATTAATTCATTTATTGAATTAATAGAACTTATGAAATTATCTAATAAACCATATCTAGATAACAATCAGCTAAATAATCTAGTTATTACAAACATATGTCCAATTCTTGGGAACATTTATAAGCCAAACTCACAACAAGATGCACATGAATTATTACAGAAAATATTAGAATTTATCGATAATAAAAAAACAGATAGTAAATTAGATCCTAGAAATAGTTATCAAATTAAAGATACACAATCTTTATGTGATACAGATAAAGAATTATTTGATACATCAATTATTTGTGATGATTATAATAAAGCATTAAATAAAATACTAAAAAATTTTAAAGAATTAGTTAATAATTATATGAAAAATAATATAACAATAGAACAAATTAAAAATTATATGTTTTTTTTTGATATGAATAATGAAATAGATAGATTATTAAATAGTTATAATAAAAATTATAATGAGATTATAAATAAAATTAAGATTTATATAAATAAAAAAAAGATAGAATTTAATGAAGAAAATTTAACTAGTATTCATAAAAAATGTAAATTTGATGAAAAAAATGTTCAAATTACAAACAATTATGCAATTAATATTCGTGAAAATGAAACAAGTACTATGAGTGAATTATTAAAAAAAATAATTCATTTTGATCCTAAAACAACATTTAAAAATTGTTATAATATATTACTTAAAAAAAATGGAAATCCATTTAATTATCTATTCTTTGAAGAACATAAATTAGAATTTAATAAATATATTATCTTACAGCTTAAGATTTTTAAACAAAAACAAACTGGTAGTAGAATTAAAATACAGCATAATATTAAACTTGCTGATGATAATGATAATATTTATGTTAATAATATAATATATAAATTAATAGGTTTTATTGCACATAGTGGTTCTTTTAATAGTGGACATTATATTAGTTATATAAAATATGATAATATATGGTATTCATTTAATGATGAACATGTAAATAAGATTAATTTAAATAATAAAAAAATATGGGAATATAATATTAATTTTACACCATATGTTATTCTATATGAAAAAATTGAATAATATAAATATTAAATAATCAAAATGAATAATAAAGTAATTTATAAATGGATATATTATGTTATGATGTTATTTATGAAATAACAGAATTTATTGATAGAAATGATTTATTAAATTTTTTATCTATTAATAAAGATTTTAAATCTTTTGATGATATATTTTTTAATAGATATATTATTAAGGTTTATAAAAATAAACAACTAAATAATTTACCACAATCATTACATACACTTAAATTAGGAGATGAATTTAATCAACCAATAAATGATCTCCCACAATCATTACATACACTCATATTT